CCGCCAGCGGCAGCCGCAGGTGAAGCAGTAGCAGGCGCTTGTCCACGGCGTTTCAGTCGGGCGGTTTCTGCGTCAGACTGATCGCGAGGGGGGACGGCGCCCATCTCTGCCGTGTGCGCATCTTCAATGGCCTTGATGTTTTTTGCCTTGAGCTCGTTCTCTTTGGCGAGCAGTCCCCGCTGCTCTCTTCCGAGCTCAACCAGCTTTTTCTCATTCTCGGCGATCGCCGCCACCAACTGCTCGCGCTCTTTCAGCTTTTCAGCCATTTTTGCCGGGTCGCCCCTGTGCTCAACCCGAATGCGGTCGATGCTACCCAGGGCGCTCAAACGATTTTGAAGAACTGAACCGTTTTTGATAACCGCTTCGGTGCGATTGGAAATATCGCCCTTGATCTTTTTCTCTCGGTCGCCGGACTCTAGGCTTTCAATGTCTTTCATCACCTCCAGGCGCGATTTCTTTCCTCCACCCATGATGCCAGCCATGTAGAGGATGCCGTCGCGCATGGACTGATTAAGGGGGATCAGCTTGCTGGCGATTTCCACCTTGATGTTGTCGAGCAGGTTTTTGCTGTCTCGCACGTCCTGTCCAGACGTGCGCTCCTGATCGTACTTGGCGGCCATTGAGGCCAGCGCCTTTTTAAGCTCGTCGTCAGTCTTGGCTGCGTCCAACGCATCGCGGTCCTTTTGGCTAATCGCGTCGGCGCCTGTGCGCCCCAAGAAGTTCGACTTCAGTGCCTGGCGCTCATCCGCCGTGCCATACAGCGACTTAGAGAGATTGAGAATGCCGCTCTCAGACATTTTGGTCAGGTCGCCGGCGTGCTTCTCCATCTCGCCCATTTGATTGGGCTCCAAGACCAGCAGCGCCATGGCCTGGCGCGCATTGATGCCCAGGTGGTTCGCCGTGGCCATGGCGAGGTTTTGCTTGTCTTCTTTTGTCCCGTCCTTTTCGTACTGGCCGCGCATCTCATCCAAAGATTCCTGAAGGAGCGTCGTGCCGCCCTTTGGCCCGACCTCGCCCATGTACTTGGCGTATGCGCTGTCTTTTCCGAACGCCTCGCTGTTGGTTGCGAATCCGCCGCCCTCGCGCAGCACCTGCGTCTGAAACGGGTTCAGCCCCATGCGGTGACCGACAATTCCTGTGAAGAACTGGCTTGCCTCACCCTTGGCGCCGCCGCCGGCAAGGACCGAGTTGATTTTGTTCAGCAGGCCCGCAGCGCCGGTCGGGTCCATTCCGGGAATGCCGGACCCAACCATGGACGAATACATGCCAGCAAACCCGGCCACGTTGGCCGCGCCCATGCTTTGACGGGTCTGGCTGGTGGCGTATCCGCCGATGGCCTCAAACACCTCTTCGGCCTTTGCGAAGGCCCCAGACTTGCCGATGGTCTCGCCCAGCAGAAGCGCAAAGCGCCGGCTTTCCTGCGTGTTCGTGGTGATGCCCATGCCGCGCATCTGGCCCAGAATGCCGACGCCCTGCGACGGATCCAGGCCGAACGAGCGCGAGAGTCCTACACCTGATTCCAACTCTTCGTTCAGCGTCTTGTACTGATCGCCGGACAGGTTGGATAGCTTNGCGAACTGGGCGCTCAGCTTTCCNGCCTCGTCGAACGTGATACTCAACTGCTTGGCGGAACCNTGAACGACGCCCTTCAGCGCATCNAAACCCACGCCNACGTCCCCCAGCTTGCGCTTGAGCGTGTCGTAGTCAACTTCGAGTTGCTCCGCCTGACCGACCTTCTCTGCGATGGCTCCAACCAGCTTNCCGACACCTAGCGCAGCGATGCCGCCNACCAGGCCCATGAGCCCAGCNCCAAAGCCCGGCTGTGGNTGGTTNGGCTGCTGAGGCTGGGNGGGAGGNGGCGCGGTGAACCGGCCAGGACCAACAACCCGCTCAAATGCGCCCTGCATGGCCACGCCGCGAGACGCAGCGTGAGGGTACATGCGCTGCCAGTCCCAATCGGCAAACGGCGTCGCNTCCTGCCCGGTNGCCTTCACGCGCTGGCGCAGGCCCGCTTGGGTCTTCAGCATCTCGGCCAGCGCAGCGTTCAGCTTCTTGACGTCGTCGAGACTCTTGGTGCTCACCGGTGAATACTGCACCCGGTTCGCCTGAGCGATCTTCTGACCCAGCGCATTGATGGCCTGCTCGACCTGGGAAGTGTCGGCGGTTGCCGATACGTTGATGCCAACTTTCTGGTTCATGTCAGGTCTTCCCAATCCGGGTCATCGTCTGGCGGAATCGACTGATCTCCGGCTTCCGCCTCGGCTTCGATGGCCGCCAATTCTGCAGCCACATCGAAGTCATCGTCCTCGTACTCTTCGGCATCCTTCTGATCTTCAAAGAAGTGGTGCGCCCAAAGATCGGTCATCATGTCTTCGACCGTGGCGTCCAAAAACCGATCATCGTTCTCGGTCAGGTTGTACCGACGCCGGTATCGGAACTCGACCGTCTTGGCTCTTTCACGCCCCCGGCGCTTCGCCAGTTTTGTCAGGTCCGCGTCGAAAAGAGCGCTCTTTTTCGAGCAACCCCCGGTGCGCGGCAATCAGCTTGGTGTAGGTTGCAGGGTCGTGAGGCTCCAGTGCGTCCAAGTCCCAGCCGTCGGGCGCCTTCACGGTCAAAACAGTCAGGTCGGCGATGGCCCCGCCAACGGCTTCAAGCCACGGGGTCGCCTGCACGCCGTCAATGATGCGTGCGTACTCGACCTGGGTGGCGATCTCGTCGCGCATCGTGCGCTTGGCAAAAACAAAGTCGCCCACGTCGGGCACGGTCACGCGGAAGTCAGTGGGTTTTGGTTGTCGGGCCATGGTGTTCTCTTTTGGTCAATGAAAAAGCCGCCACCTCGCGAGAGGCAGCGGCTCTATTGTGCGGTCACGATTTACGCAGTGGTACTGACAACGTCCAAGGCGTTGAACATGCCAGACTGCATGACGATCGCGTGCTTGCTGACCTCCAGGCTACCGGACGCGTAGGAGCACCCGGTGTACTTGCGCAGCAACGTGTTGTCGTCCTTCGAGTAGACCTCGAAATCGAACACCAGGCCCTTGAGAGCGCCTTCGCCGTTCTCGACAGCCGCGCCGGCCTGCAGCAGGGCGCCCTTTTTCAGCACCAGGGTGCTGACGTTCAGGCTGTGACGCGCCATGGTGGGCACGTATTCCTGAACATGGATGTCGCCAATGCCGCTGGCCGGCTCGGGGCTGTAGTCGTCGCTGGCGCTGACGTTTTGCATCATGCCAACTTGGTCACCGCCGAACAGCACCAAGATCTTGTTGCCAGTTCGGACTTGGAGGTTTTCTTTGAAGTTCATGTTTCAGCTCCTTTAAGCCGCGGCCGCACCGCTGAACGGAACAGCGAAGATCGTGGCCAGCACATAGTTGACGGGGATCACCGGCGAGCACTCGAACTCGACGCGGAGCACATCGCCCTCCAGAGAGGCCGTGATGTTGCGGTAGGCCGGAGACTCTTCGTTTCCGACAATCACGCCAGGGCCCTGGGGCTCTTCACGCGCCAGCTCGCGCAGCGTCGATTCAGCGATGCTGACAGCGCGGCGCAGCACCAGCGGGTTGCCCTTCTGGCCGCGCAGCACGTCCAGCGCTTCGCGGATGTTGCGGGCGACAAAGTCCACCGCCACACCGCACGACTGCTCAACGCGGTTGAAGTTGTCGTTGATCAGCCAGGTGCTGATCGACTTGACCACCTTGTAACCCTGCTCGGTGTTCTCCAAGCACAGCACACCGCCATTGATCAGAACGTCGGTGTCGACCGGGTTGCGCAGATCGCGCTCCAGGCCGCGGCACTTGAAGTTCTTGTTGGTCAACGGGGTGCCAGGGTTCACGCCTGCAAAGCCGCCGGCAAGACGCGCAGCGGAGATGTAGGGCGGGAACAGCACCAGCTTGCCGGCCAGATCGTAGTCGTAGTGGCCGAGGTGCACCAGCGACGTGCGGTCGCTGTTCAGGGCCTTTGCCTTCGTGATGGCGTCGGCGTCCGTGGTGCCAATGGCGGGGCCAACGATGGCGCGGCGTTCCTTGCGGCCCACATTGCTCATGAAGGCCACGTGGCTATCGGCCATGGCGTGAATNGCGTCNTCACCAGACACCGGCGTCACCCACTGCACATCGACAGTTTGCAGCGCCTCAAAGGCGTCAGCCCAGTCGCTGGTGGTGGTGGTACCGTCCGAGCCACCGGACAGGAACGCAAAGGCCATGGCGGCAGGCACAGTGCCGGCGCCGGTCACGCGTGTCGCGGTCACGAAACCCTGCTTGGGACCATTGATCCAGTCCACCACCGCCTGCAGGTCTGCGCGCGCCGTGTAGACGGCGGTCTTGACGTCTTGGGTGGTGATGAAGTCCAGACCGTAAAGCGCCGGCTTCGTGAAGTTGTTGTCACCCACAGAGGCCGTGAAGTCTGGCACCAGAGCGATGCGGTCAACCAGGTCTTGGATGGTGCTGAACTCGGTCAGATCGATCGTGGCCACGAGCGTGCCGGCGGGCGCATGCAGCGTCACGGCCGTGCCGGTCACCGTCATGGTCGCCGAAGCCGCGGCGCCGGTGTACTGCACAGTGAAGGCGTTGCGGCCGATGTTGTCCTCGGTGTAGAAGTCGCTACCGCGCTGCACCGTGACGCGCCGCCCGATCGTGGTGCCGGCCTCAACCTTCACCCGGATCTGGTTCTCGCGCACACCGTAGCCCACCGACGTGAGGTTGATCACATCGGCCGCACTGGCGTTCTTGAGAGCAAGCTCAGCCTGGGTGGCCGGGTTGACGCGAACCGCCACGACTTGCGACGGGCCATTGGTCTCGCTGGACGGGTCGAANGCNGCCAGAACGGCATCCAGCAACTCGCCGGAGAACAGCGCGTCGCGGGCCTCTTGCGGNCNGCCAAAGCGCAGCGCGGTCTTTGGCTTGCCNCCAGCAGAACGCCCCACCACTGCAACCACGTTGCCGACCGTCAGGTTGGCGTTGCGCATCGCGTCGTCGTTGACAACCGATGCGGTAACGGGAGAAACGAGCAAGCGCCCGTTGAAGAAAACAGCCATTTTGACCTCGCTTAAACGGGCTTGTTGATGAACGCGTCAAAGCGCTTGCGGTAGTTGGCCGCAGTGTCGCTAAAACGCTTCGCTTTTTGCTCGACGTGCGCGAAAGCGCCAATCAGCTCAGGGCGGACCACCGTCTCGGAAAGACGGGTGCAGAAGTCCGTAATGGACAGGGCCGGGTCCACAGCCGCAGGTGCGGCCACGGGCTCGGACTTCGTTTTGACGTCAGTCATTGTTGCTCCTTGCAGAAATAATCTCTCGAATTGAGGACTCGCGTCCGCCCACGCGCACGGGCGCCAGACAAGTGAACGTGTTCATTACTTGGTAGATCGGCGCCGGGTACTCGCCGTTGATGGCGTCCATGTCTTGCTGGGACAGGTTGACCAGGCTCAGGCCGGACGCATCAAATACCGGCAGGTTCGCGACGACGACGCGCCGAATGGCTTTGCGCAACTCAATGCGCTCGTCACCGTTGAGCGACCACCCAATGACGGCCACGCGGACATTTGCCAGCCAGCCCTCGGACTCCAGCCACTCG